CGCCACCGCCACCGCCTCCGCCGCCACCGCCTCCAGCCCCCCGGAGAAGTCCTCCGCCGCCTCCTCCGCCGAGTCCAGTGGCAATAGCATCGAGAGCGCAGTGGGAAAGTCAGGGCACATATATGCATGGGCCGGGACATTCCGGGCCTAACTCCGGCAAGTCTCTTAGAGGAGATCGTAACAACGATGCGTATTACGCCAACTATGTTCGCGCCATGAACGAGGCGAACAAGAAAGGTAATCGCGCTCATGCTCTAGAAATCAACCGAGCGCATTCCCTGTTGCAAGGATGAGTGTCCCCGTTGCGCCCAATTCCCTGATTTACCAAGGCGAGATCGGGATTACTGTTCTGGATAACTTTATCTCTGAGGAAGAACAGGAAGACGCGCTTTCTTTCTTTGAAGAAATGGAAGAATCCACAGTCTGCACTGAAGATGGGGCGGGGGAAAAGATTGAGGCGAGAACGGGTTATCGCAAATGGGTAGACCACACAGAGTCGTTAACCTTTTTCAATATGTGCAGTCGTATTGCTAAGTTTTGTGGCACAGAGTTGTCACACGCAGAGAAAGTGCAGTTGCTTCATTATGGAAAAGGAGAGAAATACGATCCGCACTTTGATGCATTTGATCAATCCTCTGAGCAGTGGCAACACTACAACCACGGCGGCCAGAGAATTTACACCGCAATGGTTTATCTCAATGATGTTCCAGAAAATGGAGGCGGCGAGACAGCGTTTCCGGTTTTAGGCTACAGCGTAAGACCCCGCGCTCGGAGGTTGTTGGTGTTCAGTAACGTCGGGAAAGACAAATCCAAAGCGCACCCTGATTCTTTGCATGGCGGAATGCCAGTTGGGACAGGCGAAAAGCAGTGCTTGACTTTGTGGTTTCGTGAGAAGCCCATAAATGAAGCCTGACGCATTTATTGAGAAGGCTAAAGGGTATCTACCAACTGCAACGCTTGAACAAGCAGGGACTTTCTACAAGAACCTTTTAGAGAAGAACTTTGACAAGGAGATAATCAGGGAACTGGCAAAGATAGACCGCTGGTTTCTGCTGGTCGTTTTACTCAACCGAAAAGATGCTGTTCACCCGTGGCTATACGAGCGGTGCAGAGAGGTTGAGAGAAACTCAGACGGCAGATTAGACCTGTGGGCTAGGGGGCATTACAAGTCCACAATCATTACCTATGCCGGAAGTATTCAGGAAATCCTGAAAGACCCGAACATAACGATAGGCATTTTTTCCCACACAAGACCTATCGCCAAAGGATTTCTTAAACAGATTAAACGTGAGTTTGAGGTAAACGATTTCCTTCGGGACTTGTTTCCTGATATCTGTTACGCAAATCCACGACAAGAGTCACCACAGTGGGGTGAAGACGCTGGGATTATCGTTAAACGGAAGTCTAACCCAAAAGAGGCCACGGTTGAAGCATGGGGTCTAGTCGATGGGCAACCTATATCCCGTCACTACGACCTTCGTATATACGACGACGTGGTAACACGCGATTCGGTCAATACTCCAGACCAGATCGCAAAAACAACGGAATCTCTCGACCTTTCCCAGAACCTGTCCGGCGGCGCAAACAGAGAGTGGTACATCGGAACAAGATACCACTACGCAGACACATACCGAGAACTGATAGATCGAGGGACGGAAACCCGCATCTATCCCGCGACAGAAAGTGGAACCCCAGATGGGAACCCGATTCTCCTCTCTAAAGAGGATTGGGAAAAGAAAAAATCATCTATGGGGCAGTACGTTTTAGCCTGTCAGATGTTGCAAAACCCGATTGCTGGATCGGATCAAGTTTTTGACCCTGAGTGGATCAGGCGTATAGAAATCCGCCCACGGATGATCAATGTCTACATCCTTTGCGATCCAGCGCATTCAAAAAAGAGTTCATCTGATAGAACTGCTATTGCCATTATTGGCGTTGATTACGCATTCAACAAGTACCTGTTGGACGGATTATGTCATCGATTAAATCTTGCAGAGCGCTGGCAAGTCCTTAGCAAGTTTAGGCAAAAGTGGTTACGCCAAACGGGTGTGCAAACTGTAAAGATCGGGTATGAGCGGTACGGAAAAGATTCCGATATCGAGCATTTTAAAGAGATGATGAAGATAGAAAATAACTATTTTCCCATCGAAGAATTGGCGTGGCCGAGAGAAGGGCCGGGTTCTAAACGGGATCGAGTCCAAAGATTACAGCCCGACTTTGAGAACTGGCGCTTCTTTCTGGCCCCGTCATCAGACTCATTAACGTCTCGGCAGAAAAAGGCGTTTGAGCAAGGTGACGGATCACTCATTGTCCGACCAATAAAGCAAAAAGATGAGAACGGGAGACTGTACGACGTTGTCCAAAAGATGATCGACAACGAGTACAACTTATTTCCGGCAGTTCATGTGGATATGTTGGACGCGATGTCTCGCATCTATGACATAGAAGCATCGCCGCCGCGGTTGATGTACCAAGACGATTTGGAACCGGAGGCGCTTCCAGCGTACTGATATGACAGGTGTAAATGGAGAACAGACCCCCAACGAGTTAGCGGTTAATTTTTTGTCCCACTTTATTGATGGAGACGACGAAGAGATAGGGCAACTTCTTATAACCCATGCCCTGAGCGATTTAATTCAACACTTGGTTCAGCAGACAGTAACTATTCTTCACGAAGAAGACAGGATTATCCATTAATGGCAATCAGTAAAAAACCAGTACGAACGCGGAACTACAGTTGGAGGGATTTGTGCGAAAAGGCCGCTGGGCCAGAACAGCCAATCCTTGCCTACGACTTCCCCAGAAGGAAGTTATTTGAGAACCCACACAGACCTTACGGGCCAAAAAAATGAAAGAAAAAATTATTGCGTTGTGTAGAGAGAAGCCGAAACTAGCGGTTGCTATAGCGATTGCTATTGTTGTTTTAGTGGTTGTCGCTTCATAAGCATGAAAGTTCTCGTTGATGCCCACAAGGGTGGAATGATGCAGGAGGCGACGATGATCAGCCTAGTTAAGAACGTGGCTGACACTTTGGAGAAACATTACCCGGGCCATGCATGGGCGGTTGGGCCGAGTAATGATTACTCCATGATTGCTATATGGAACGAGGCGTTGTCGATGAAGTATGGAATGTGGATCAGAGTCAATGAAATCGATCCCGAATACAAAAATATCATGCGGTGGGCAGGAGAGTTACTGGAACGTGCAAAGGTGACTCGCGGGAAAATTAACCCAGAAGAACTTATCAACCTGCAACGGGATGTTTCAGGTGAGGCCAAATTTGATGGATAAAGACGTTCCTATTAATCTTGAGGAGGAAAGGTCGCCGTGGCTTAAATTGGCAAAGGATGCATATGAGTCCTCTACCTCGTATCTAGATGCCAATTACCGTCGGCAGTGGGATCGAAACATATCTCTGTTTCAGTCTAAACATCCTACTGGCTCCAAATACCATACCTCCCAATACCAGCACAGGTCACGTCTGTTTAGGCCGAAAACGCGATCCTCAATACGAACTAACGAAGCCGCGGTTACCGCGGCTTTTTTCGCAACTGAAGACGTTGTTTCTGTTTATCCACAGAACGACTCTGATCAAGAACAGAGGGCTTCTGCAACAATTCTGAAGCATCTGCTTCAGTACCGTTTGACCAAAACAATACCTTGGTTCCAAACCCTAGTTGCGGCTTATCAAGAGGCGCTTATCTTTGGCTCTGTTGTGTCTCATCAGTACTGGGAATACAAAGAGGAGAAGGTCAAAACCAAGAACCCAGTGATGGATATTAACGGGAATCCGGTTCTTGATGAGGAAGGGAATGAGGTCGTCGATGTAATTGAGGAGAAGAGAGTCGTAAAAGACTGCCCATATGTTCGCCTAATCGCCGCGGAAAACTTTCGCATCGATCCCGCGGCGGACTGGTTAGACCCAATTGGAACATCGCCATATGTTGTTGAAATCATTCCAATGTATCTCCAAGATGTTTTGGAAAAGATGGATTCCATCGACCCAAAAACGGGGGAGCCAAAATGGAAGCGCCTAAAAATTGGCGAACTTCTGGAGTCAACAAAACAGCCGGAGTTTGACTCCACTCGACAGACGAGGCAGGGCAAGAGGCAAGACCCGCTAGTAGATCGACAGGAGAATATCTCCGAGTACCAGACGGTATTTATTCATAAGAATATCGTCCGAAAAAACGGTAAAGACTGGATGTTCTATACGGCGGGGACTCAGCATATGCTGACCGATCCAAAGCCGTTGCGAGATGCGTATCCGCATCTTAGAGAGGGGGAGCGTCCATACGTTATGGGCGGAAGTGTTATCGAGGCGCACAGAACATACCCCACTTCCCTAGTGGAACTTACCCAAGACCTCCAGACCGCCGCTAACGACATTGCGAACCAGCGTTCTGACAATGTTCAACTGGTACTCAATAAGAGATATCACATTCGGCGCAGTTCCAACATTGATATTCATGCGTTGAAGCGGAGCGTTCCGGGCGGATCGGTAATGATGGATGACCCCATCAGCGACGTTCAAATAGTGAACACACCAGATGTTACGGCGTCGAGTTATGAAGAGCAGGATCGATTAAATGTCGATTTTGACGATATCGCTGGGAACTTTTCTCAAGGAACAATTCAGACCAACAGAATGATGAATGAAACTGTTGGCGGAATGGAGATGCTGAGTTCAAACGCCAACTCCATGATCGAGTACATGATCAGAACCTTTGCAGAGACATGGATGGAGCCAGTCATCATGCAACTGGTTCGTCTTGAGCAGTATTACGAGACTGATGAAGTTGTTCTACAGGTTGCGACCAACCGCGCAGAGGAAGAAAACAAGGAAGAACCCGGATTCTACCAGCGATTCTCTGGCGCAGAGATGGATAGCCTTTTAAGGCATGAGATGACTGTCGGGGTTAACGTCGGAACTGGTGCAACTGATCCAGTTAAAAAGATTGAAAGACTGCTTCTCGGCATCAGGACAATGGGCGAAATTAACCCAGACCTGATCAACTTCCTTAATCAGAGCGAGATAACCAAGGAAGTCTTTGGCGCCCTTGGCTACAAGGATGGTAAGCGATTCGTTGCTGAAGAAGAGCAGACACGCATTGACATGATTTCCGGCCAGATTGAAGAACTCACCGGAGCAGTTCAGCAACTAATGAATCAGGGCGCGGCGAAGCAGATCGATGCCGAAGCCAGAATCCTATCCGCACAGATCAAAGGTCAGTCCGATATTCAGGCCGCGAAAGAGAAAGCAATGGGCGACATTATGTCTACCCAGATTGCTACCGATGGAAGGGAGCGCTCAGATGTTCTGAGACAGCAGATCGGGATAATCGAAGCGCGGATCAAGGCTGAAAAGAACGATATCGCAAGAGGGGAGTTAATCCTCCAAAAAGAAGCCCTCGTTCATAAGATGTTGCTTGAGGAAGACGCCGCTATAGGCGTCTCCCCGGGTAACGAAGACGGGAAGCAAATGTCTGATGTCCTGATGAATGATCAATACGGGAAGGTTCCCGGCGCAGAGGGTTAATGGACGAAACTGAATTGTTAATTGCGGAGTCACGGCTTGGCTCCCAAGCGAGAGAATTTTTGAAGTCTCCTGTTGGCCGATTTATTGCAGGCCGAGCGCTCAAGGCAAAACAAGAAGCCTTTGAAGCGTGGATAAATGTAGAACCGTGTGATGAGGACGCCATCAGGGAACTTCAATTTCGCGCTAGGTTGCCTCAGATAGTCATGTCATGGCTTGACGAGGCTATCAACCAAGCAAAACACGCAGAAGAAACTCTAAATGAGTTAAGGGATTAAAAATGGACGCTATCCAACCGGACGTGGACTCTGAAACGAAGGAAGAAGAAAGTCTTACGAATCAACAGTCTGAAATCGAACGAATTGCTGAGAAGGTTCACGAAGATCACGAATCAGAAGGAACCTTCCAAGAAGAAGTGGAAGACGAAACAACGGCCCCTCTATTTGAGGCCGGGGTTCCGTTAGTTAAAAAGGGGGAGTCATGGTATGCCACCGCTAAAGTCAACGGAGAGTCTGTTGACGTAGAGTGGGATGAAGTTCTAGCGCAGTACCAGAAAAACTCTTCCGCAGACAGAAGACTTCAAGAGGCCGCAGAACGCCAGCAAGAGTTGGCAGATTATGAGGCCAAACTGAACGCTTATAGGGCTGACCTAGAAGCGAAAACCCGTCAGCCATCTTCGGACGCTGGCAATAACCAATCGCCATCTTCGGACGCGACTGATGCTCTTTACGAGCAATACCACGATGCCCTCTTTCAGGGCGATGAATCAAAATCCAGCAAGTTGCTGAAAAAGATTCGCGCTAACGAGTCTCAGGCTCCTCAAGTTGATGTGAACAGCATCATCGAAAGGACAAAAGCCGAGATGAGGGAAGAGGAGAAAAAGGCCAGAGAGCGCGGATATGAACTCCGTCGAAAGCAAGCCGTCGATATGTTCCAGTCGGAATATCCTGACATTGCTGAAGACATTTCACTTCTTGCGGTCGCTGACCGACGTTCTGCTGAACTTTATCAGGACAATCCTACCCGAGACCCGTGGGACATTATGCAGGAGTGTGGCGAATTTGCCCGCAACTGGATAAAAGAATATGCGGGGAAAATGGGCGGAACACCAACTGAAGAAGTTCGTCAAGAAAGAAAGCAGGACATGGAGGAAGTTACCCCTAAAAACGTCAGAGCCTCAATTGGCGAAGACGAAGTAGAGGCAACCTACTCCGACATCATATCGGAAATGAAAGCAGGCAGGAATCAACCCGCCTAATTTCTTCTTTTAACTTTTGACAAAAGGTACATAAACAATGGCTGGACAAGTATGGGGAACCAATACCCTCGGTGGGTATATGTACTCCCTAAACCTCTCCAAGGAATTGCGAATGTCTTTGCGTCCGATTGTTAAATTCCGTCAGTTCGCAGATGTTAAAGATGCGTCACACCAAGGCTTAAACAAGGGCGACACTTTCCATTGGAACGTGTACTCCACTGTTGCCACCGGGGGTGCGGCGCTTACTGAAGGCACGGCGATTGCTGAAACGAATTTCACAATCACGCAGGGAACAATGTCCGTAACTGAATACGGGAACAGCATTCCTTTCACCTCCAAACTGGATGATTTGTCTGAGCATCCTGTTAAGGAGATCATCCACAAAGTCCTCAAGATCGACGCGGCACAGGTGCTTGACGGTTTGGTTGCAGACCAGATCGACACCACACCTTTGCGTGTTGTTCCTGCTGGGCCAACTGCTGGTGGTACGTCAACCGATACGGTTGTTCTGACCACTAACGGTACTGCAACCACGACCAACGAAGTGGCTCTTGGTAAAGATCACGTCAAGGCAATCGTAGACGTAATGAAGGAGCGCAATATCCCAAGTTACGAAGGCGATGATTATTTCTGCCTTGCATGGCCTACCACGTTCCGCACCCTCAAAAACAACTTGGAAACGATCAATCAGTACGTCGAATCCGGTTTCCAGATGATCCGCAACGGTGAAACTGGACGTTACGAGGGCGTTCGCTTTGTCGAGCAGACCTATCGTGCCAAGGGCGGAGCCGCCGCTGGTATGGGTACTGCCGCTGGAGCATGGTCGAAGGGTTTGTCGGACTGGGCAATTTTCTTTGGCTCCGATACGGTTGCTGAAGCGGTTGCTATCCCCGAAGAAATTCGAGGAAAAATCCCGACTGACTTTGGTCGTTCCAGAGGTATCGCTTGGTACTACTTGGGAGGCGCTGGCCTCGTTCACTCTACTGCATCTGAAGCCCGCGTTGTAATGTGGGATTCGGCGGCTTAAAGGGGGTACGTTATGGCACAGTCAACTCAAGGAGTCGGCGTAAAGTCAGGTCTTTCGGATCAGCAGAAGATCACCTCATCCCTGAAGGAACTGGGCCTTGCCTCAACCGGCAAGAACCAGCGCCCGATGGGAGTCGGTACTTCTAGCAAAGCCCCGCAAGGGACTACGTTAGACCCAAAGCGTTAACCGCAACGAGAGAGGGGGGCATTAGCCCCCCTTTTTCTTTTAGGAGTAAAGAAATGTCTTTGGACAAAATCAAATGGTTCAAGATGGAAGCCAACATGAAGGATTCTTCCATCTCCTGCCGGTATGGAGACGTGGGTACAGGCTACGACGATTACGAGTCGGAAGGTCATACCATGAAAGCGCACCACGTTGAAGGCGATGAGTGGAAGACCGGAGTGGTTAGCCCTACGCCTATGCACAGTTCAGTTCGTATGTCATGGACGTGGCCGACAACGGTTCGCAAAGTAATGAATAAGTAACAGTGATTATCTGGAAACGCCATGATTAGAACTAGTTTTAAGTGGGAAAACGAGGAATATCTTGACTCCAAGTATGGTCATAAATGCCTTCATGGCGGCGGGTCTTCAGATGCAGATCAGGATGGAGCCGAAAACGGGGGTGGAAACCAAGGCGGTGGAAATCCCGCAGATGCCAACAACCCCGGAGTAAGTACTGGTCAAGTAGGCTCCAGTGGGGCAACAGCAGATCAGGGAGGATTTGGCGCAAGCACCGATCATGGTGATTCCGCAGTAGCAGATGCTAACCGGGATGCTATGCGCGGATGGGATTCATCCCCCGGAAGAAGTGTAGGCTTTGGCTCTCCAACTGGCTCACATCCAGATGAAGGCCAACCGGGTTTTGGTGTTTCTCAAAGTTTCGATGATGTCGATTACGGGTACTACGATGGGTATGCTACAGAAGTAATAGGTATGAAAGAACCGGGCGCAACGCTGTCTACGCAACAAATGAACCACAGCGTTTTCGATCCGGGCATTTCTTTGTCTACTCAGCAAATGGATACGAGGACTTTCAGCCATAACTGGGACAACCCTAACACCCAGTTTAGCCCGATGGAATCCACGCCTATCAATGCTTGGGATAACCCTAATACTCAATTCAGTCCGATGGAGTTTGGGCCTCAACATCAAATGGCCCTTTCAACACAACAGTTAGGGCAAAACGTCACGGTTGGCTATGGGCCTCAAAGACAGGCGCAAATGGATGACATTGACGCCATGATGGAGCAACAAGGTGTGACAACGCAGGGTTATGTAGACCCAGAGACAACAACCCTAGAAGCGATTGCACAACAGCAACACGAACAGAGGCAGAAGGAGTTGGGAACGCCCGTAGAAGAAGTCGAAACAAACCCAAATCTTATCAGTCGATTTGATCAAAGACAGTTCTACTCCGCCCTTGACGATGAAGATGCAACCGAAGAGGCAAAAGCACTAGAAATTGAAGGGTTCCTTGATCATATCAACCGGAAAAACTATACCGATACCGGACTACTTTCTAAGTTAGGGATTCGGAGTCCACAACTTAATCAAAGACAGCAGATTGAACAGGTTAAGAACTTTTTAGGAAAGCATCAGAAGGAAATTGATGCGCTAAACAAAGCCTACTCAAAGCAGATTAATGAGAACCCGGGATTTAGAAATCTTTTACCGGGCTATAAAGCCATAACCGGCTTAATGGGCCTAATCGGGCTTGAGCCTCAACACGTTCATCCATCAGTTCAGGCGTTATACGACAAGATGGTCGAACTTGGTCTAATGGAAAAAGAAGCCCCTGAAATGACCGAGGCTAAAAAGGCTCAAGTTTGCAACGCAACTACTGGTTATCGATGGGATACGGAGTCACGGGCCTGCGTTCCTATTAATCAAGACTCTGACGGCTCTTATAACCCGTATCTTGGTATTCTTGGTTGAAAATAACCCATATCCCCAAAAAGAAATGGCAAGAACTTAGCAACGAAGAACTGGGCGGTAAAAGGAAGGATACCGTTTGCCTTATCAGGTACGGAGGGTTTGGGGATTTAATTCAAGCCAGTTCGATTTTCCCACTTATAAAAGAGAAAGGAAAAAAGGTCTGCGTCAACGTAACTGAAAATGGTTACGACATTTTAAAAAATGACCCGAATGTTGATGAACTCCTTATACAAACAACGGATCAAATCCCGAACGAAGAACTAGAGTCTTACTGGAAACGCCTTCGCAGGATTTTCCCAAGTGTAATCAACCTCAGTTGCATTGTTGAGCAGGGGTTACTGCTTCTGCCAAACAGTCCGATTTATAACGCAGATAAATCTGAGCGGCATAAGAAATTAAATAAGAATTACTCTGAAGCGCTTCACAATAAGGCGCGAGTTCCACACCTGTTCAACACGAAGTTTTATCCAAGCGCCTCGGAAAAGAAATGGGTCGCAGAACAGCGCAGGAATATGCGGCTCGGCTCCCAGCATTACGTCATCGTTGTTGCTCTCTCTGGTTCATCGGTACACAAGGCGTATCCATACATGGATTCCGTGATTGCTTATTACATGACGGAAGAGCCAACAGCGAGATTTGTGTTAGTGGGTGAAGAACTCTGCAAAATGCTTGAGGTTGGATGGGAAAAAGAATCCAGAGTGTTCTGCAAAAGCGGTGATTGGTCTATCAGGGAGTCATTATCATTTGCCCAGACCGCTGATCTTGTGCTTGGCCCGGAAACAGGCGTCTTGAATGCAGTCAGTTCAGAAGATGTAGCCAAGGTCGTCATGTTGAGCCATTCCTCCGAAGAGAACTTAACAAAGCATTGGGTCAACACTACCGCCGTTAAATCAGACGCTGATTGCTACCCATGCCACAAGATGCATTACGGTTTTGCAACCTGTAATAGGCATGAAGAAACAGGCGGCGCAATGTGTGCCGCACGGTTAGACCCAAAAAATGTGGTTGACGCTATCGACTACCACTGGAATTTGAAGAATGACTTATCTAGAACTCTGTCAAACAGTTAGACAAGAAGTCGGCGTCTCAGGAACTGGGCCGTCAACCGTAGTGGGGCAGGAGGGGCAGTTAAAGGTTATTGTCGATTTTGTTGCGGAAGCGGATTACCAGATACAGGGATTGTGGCATGACTGGGATTTTCTTTGGTCTCAATACTCGTCAACTCTGTCAACCGGGACAAGGGCGCCCGCAACCTCTAAGCCGACAGATTTCGGAAACTGGGATATGCGCTCATTTTTCCTAGACTACACAACTGATGAGGCAATAAACCTCACGCCATTGGCGTATGTGGACTGGCGAGATGATCTAAGACAGGGAACCGCAACCAACACTGCGCCCAATTACGTTGTGATTCAGCCTGATAACAATTTGATTGTTGATCCTCCGCCAGACAAGGCCTACACGATTACAGCAGATTACTGGAAAACTCCGACCCGCATGACCGCGAACACGGATGAGTCGGTAATTCCGACCCAATATCATAGAGTCATTGTGTCTAGGGCAAAGACAATGTGGGCAGAACGGGAAGAGGCGCCGGAAATCCTTATTGGGTCTTCAGCGGAGTACCAAGACCTTCTTGAAAAACTTGAGTCTCAGTCGTTGCCGGGGCAACGTGAGCGTCGGTTCGGGAATGTAGATATCAGTCAGGTCATTCAGGCCGTTTAATGACTAACATATACAGCAACATTATCGAGCGAGGTGGACTCCCCGCATCCTCGATGCGGATTAAGTACTTCCCATTTATTGGGGGAGAAATACTTACAGACCCAGCCCTTTCACAACCTCCCGGGAGCCTGCTTTACGGTAAGAATTACGAAGTATACCCAGAGGGCGGTTATAGGCGTATCGATGGGTTTGAGAGATTTGATGGTAGAACGAAACCATCAGAAAGTATTTATTGGATTCTTGAGTTTGAAACCGGATCAGCGGCTTCAGTCGATACCAACGTCATCACTGGCGCTACATCTGGCGCGACAGCGGAACTTATCGCAGACGCGGTAGTCGAAAGCGGCTCATACGCGGGTGGAGATGCCGTTGGCTACATGGCTGTTGCCTTGCTGACGGGTACTTTTACCGTAGGCGAAAACATCCAAGTCAGCGCATCTACCGTGGCAGTCGTTAAAACGGCTGAAAACGCTTTGGGCGCAACCACTGACGCCCTTGATTCAACCTATTCTCAAGCCTCAATAGAGCGGGCGCGATCCAAGATTGGAACCGTAACAGGCTCTGGAGCAATCCGCGGCGTGTGGGTTTACAGTGGATCGACGTATGCGTTTAGAGATAATGTTGGAGCAACAGAGTGCAAGATGTTCAAATCTTCCACTTCAGGATGGACGGCTGTCGATCTAGGTCAGTACATAAAATACAACACAGGATCAGCGGTAGTTGCTGAGGGGGCCACCTTAACCGGGGCAACATCAGGAGCCACTGGGACTGTTCGTAGGATTACTATAACGACCGGAACGATTGGCGCTAGTGATGCTACTGGGGTTTTTGTCCTCTCAGGTGTTTCGGGGACATTCCAGTCTGGAGAAAACCTACAAGTCAGTTCATCTACCGTGGCGGTATCTACGAGCGCGTTAGTAACCATATCGTTAGTTCCCGGCGGCAGATATGAGTTTGTTAATTACAACTTTGGCGGTTCCACCACAACCAACCGGATGTACTGGGTAGACGGTTTCAACACCTGTTTTGAGTTCGATGGCACATACGCAGTGCCAATCTTTACGGGAATGTCCGTTGATACCCCGCGTCATTTAGCGGCTTACAAGAACCACTTGTTTTTAGCATTCACAAAAGGATCGCTACAGCACTCGTCGATTGCAGACCCATATGGCTGGAGCGTCATTACCGGCGCTTCAGAGATAGCAACAGGCGGAGAGATTACTGGTCTTCAGGTGCAACCCGGAGACGCTCTGGCCGTCTTTAACCGTAATCGCATTTACATACTGTACGGAACCAGTTCGTCAGATTGGAACCTGAAAACATTTTCTAACGATTCTGGGGCTGGGGAATACACGATACAGAACCTTACGGAAACGATGTTTCTAGATGATCGTGGAATCACAACGCTGTCCGCTGTGAATGCTTACGGCGACTTTGCGATGAACTCCATCAGCAAAAAGATTCGCCCCATAATTTCAGATAAGAAAGGTAAGTCTATTGCCTCAGTACGGGTCAGAGGTAAAGGCCAGTACAGACTCTTTTTTAACGATGGCACTGGAATATATGCCACGTTCTCTGGAAACAAGATTGCTGGATTCATTCGAGTTGACCTTGGGAAAGTAGTTTATTCAATTTGCTCTTCTGAAGATTCGTTAGGCGATGAGATTCTTTTCTTCGGATCGGACGATGGTTACATATACCAAATGGATAAAGGCACATCCTTTGATGGCTCTGCTGTCGAGGCGTTGTTGCGCCTTTCCTACTACCATTATGATTCTCCGACCAGAGATAAGAGATTCCGAAAGATTCAGTTTGAATTATCTGGAGACTCAAGTATCTCACTTCAATTCCAACCCGACTACGCCTACTCAGACCCAGATGTTCCTGCGGCAAGAAGTAGGAATCTTGATATTGAAGGCAGTGGCGGTTATTGGAACATTGATAACTGGGACTCGTTTAACTGGACGGGGCAAATTATCTCCACCTCGGAAGAAAACCTAGATGGGATTGGAACCAATATGGGAATGCTAATCCTTTCAGAAGCAACCTATGAACAGCCTCACATCATTCAGGGCGTGACGGTTCATTACAGCCCAAGGAGGGTACGCCGCTAATGGCGAACGATTATTACACTAGGCAAGGCTCCTATACGAAAGGAACACTCGCAAGAGGCGACGTTGTTAAGTCGGATTACGATGCTTTGGTTACCGCATGGGACTTGGGCGAAACGAACATCAAACGTGCGCTCAAACTTCCCGAAGAAGGCTCACCCCAGACAGACTGGAAGATTACCGAGAACGCATCGAACAGGGCAGGAAAGGCCATTGGGTTCGATTCTTCTGGTGACTTGGAACTCCAGACCGGGGTAGGTAACTGGGAAGGTACTTGGGCCACAGCGACTGCCTACTCCCTGCGCGATGTCGTTGTAGACGGCGCGGCTGGAGCCAGTACCGATAACCTCTATATATGTATCGTTGCCCACACCTCTGGCACATGGGCTACCGACCTGTCTGCCGCAAAATGGGAGTTAATGGTCAACGTCAGCGAAGCCCGTGACTGGGCGCGTAAGACTGACGGCATAGTCGATTCGACGGACTATAGCAGTAAAGCCTATGCAATCGGTGGCACTGGGGTAACGACAAGTTCGGGTAAAGGCGCGGCAAAGGAGTGGGCTACTACGACTGGTGGCTACGTTGATACGGCAGAGTACTCCGCAAAAGAATATGCAATCGGTACAACCGTAGCCGCAGGGTCAGCCAAAACCCACGCCGATGCCTCCTCGACATCAGCCTCGGCCAGTGCGACAAGCGCGACTGCCTCGGCAACGAGCGCAACTGCGAGTGCGACATCAGCCACCGCAAGTGCCGCCAGTGCTACTGCGGCATCGTCCAGTCAAACCGCCGCCGCGAGTTCGGCAACAGCCGCCGCCGCAAGTTACGACGCTTTCGATGATCGCTATTTAGGCAGTAAGAGTTCCGATCCATCGGTTGACAATGACGGAAATACTTTACTAGACGGCGCTCTATATTTTAATACGACCAACAATGTAATGATGGTCTATGACTTGGGTACGACCACTTGGCTGAGAACCACGCCGACTACCACTGACCAAGGTCATATAAATACCGTTAGCGGCATTGCGGCTAATGTAACCACAGTTGCTGGCCTTTCTAGTGAGGTGACAGCGGTTGCTGGCAAATCAACTGAGATTGGATTGCTAGGTGTTCCAGCAGTAATTACCGACATGGGGATACTTGGCACTGCTGACGTAGTTGCCGATATGAACACGCTCGGAACCGCTGACGTAGTTGCCGATATGAACACGTTAGGAACGGCTGACGTGGTTGCTGATATGAATGTTCTGGCTACGGCAGATGTCGTAACTGACATGAATACTTTGGGAACTGCTGACGTAGTTGCTGACATGAATACTCTCGGCACTGCTGACGTAGTTGCCGACATGAATACTCTCGGCACATCTACTAATGTGACCAATATGAGTACCGTGGCGGCAAGTATCGCCGATGTAAACAGGTACGCAAACGAGTATACGATATCGTCTTCCGCACCCGGCTCCCCCTCTGCTGGTGACCTGTGGTACGACAGCACGAGTTCGGTACTTAAATACTATAACGGCTCAGTGTGGGCGGCTCTCTCTGGAGACACCGACGTACTGGTTGGTAACTCCGCATCAGACACTACTCCCGGCTACTTGTCAGCAAAGGTGGCGGCGGGTAACAACGTAACTCTTACCACGCTTAACTCAGGCGGGAATGAGCAACTTCAAATCACGGCATCGGATAACAGTGCGGCTATGGCACTCGCATTGGGCGGATAACCGGCAACGACCAGCGAAATTTAGGAGATTAAACAAAGATGGCAAACGCATTTAAAAACGCCGGGGCCGCGATAGCGACATCAAGAACCGATGTCTATACCTGTCCCGCCGCAACGGAAGCAGTAATCCACGCGGTGTACCTGTCCAATGTGGACGGCACATCAAGCGTGGACGCAACGATTGAGGTCTACGACAACTCGACCACAACCTACTTCCATGTCGGCAAGACGCTCCCTGTCCCGGCGGATTCAACCTTGGTTCTTGATAAACCAATCAACCTTGAAGCCTCCGACAAACTGACGATCACGGCATCTGCCGCCTCAGACCTTGAGTGCTTCATAAGCGTTCTGGAGATCACCTAATGCCATATATGGGTAACACAACTCGCAAAGCGTCTGACATCAGGCGTTTTGATGTCACTGGCTCGACAAGTGCAACCCACACGCTGACATGGACTGCCCCCAACGAGCAATCCCTGATTGTCACCATCAACGGCGTCAAGCAACATGAGGACGCCTATAGCGTAAGCGGCACAACCCTGACCCTGACCTCGGCCCTTGTATCGGCAGATAAACTTGAAGTCATCGGGATCAATGATGTCGGTACGACGATTACTCCCGCGCAGAACTCTGTCACGGCAGACACGATTGCAGACGGCGTAATCACCAACGCCAAGATCGACGCATCAGCGGCAATTGCGACCTCAAAGATCAGCGGCCTTGCCGCATCAGCCACAACTGACACAACTGATGCCTCAAACATTGCAAGTGGCACATTGGCTACTGCGCGACTCGGCAGTGGCACAGCATCATCTAGCACTTATCTTGCGGGTGACAATTCTTGGAAGTCTTTGTCAACATGGGAAAACACTCCTAACTTTTATGTAAAGACAAACGCAGATCAGTCATGGTCATCGAGTTACACAAAGTTTGAATTCAATACTCTTGTTTCAGAGAGCGACACAGGAAGTTTTGACACCACCACTAATTACCGCTTCACCGTTCCGTCAGGAAAGGGTGGTACATATTTGTTTGCGCATCAGTTTGGTGTTGCCAGTGGGTACAACTGGTATGTCAAGACACTAAAAAACGGAACAGATGAACTTTGGTGGAGGCAAAATTCATTAAACGACGGTGGTGGTAATCGCAATATGACGCACGTTGTGGTTGCTGAGTTAGCCGCCGGAGATTATGTGGAGTGGCTCAAATATTCTGGTAGTTCTTGGACAAACTTTGGTGCGCAACTTTACGGTGTGAGGTTACAGGCATGAGTTATACATCTGAAGGACTCATCCAACTTGGTTTTGAATGGGAAAAAGATTTCTGTATTTATAAAGATTATGGTCTTGTTTGGAAATCAGATCAGCCACAACCCACCGAAGCCGAATGTGAAGCCGCAAAAGCCGAATACGATGCCGCTGAATACCAACGCTTGAGAGCGCCAGAGTATCCACCCATCGGTGATCAACTAGATGCGCTTCTCAAGCATCTAAATTACCGTAGAACTCAAGGAGATGAGTTAGTGCAAGAACTTGATGACATTATCTCTTCTTGGTTGAGCGTGAAGTCGAGGTTCCCGAAAGATGACTAGAACAACCATACGCTCAGAGGACATAACAGCCGGTCAGGTCAAGAGTGCTGACCTTGCCAGTGATGCTGTAGATACTTCAGGACTTGAAGATGACATAGCCATCCTTGGCTTCAAGGTTGCCTCTAATGGTTCGCTAAGCAAATACGATCTTGTAGACCAAACGATTGATGACTTCCAAGATGCAGCCGGAATTGATACCGGTGGGTCAACTAATGAAATAAGAAATGCTTCCAATTATTATTCTGGAAAACAGGATGCCGAATGGGTGACTGGGGATAGGACAAGTTCTGTAACTGTAACCAGTGATATGTCTTACTTAGGTTCTCCCGATGGATCGCTCCCAATTAGCACTCTAGTCAATGGTTCTGAAGCATATAGCGATGCCGGTGGAGGATGGTTTACTGCGGGGCAAAATGGTTATATCAGATTCGATCACGGATCAGGGAATTCTGAGGTCTACACTAATTCAAGGTGGGTTTATCAATCGTCTTCCGCAGATGAAGGAACCTACAAATGGCAGGGTAGCAATGATGCGGCTTCTTGGACGGACATAGGAGGCAATTTCACCTTAACCGCTAGTGGGGGTGGCCCGAACACCGATACCCACGCCACTATGACATCAAACACGACGTTTTACAGGTATTACCAGTGTATATACGTTAGCGGAAATAATACCAATGGCTCTGGCCGAAGAATGGAGATGCAGTTTTACAGAGCGGACTTGGATAACAACATGACTCTAGTATCCAACTCAACAACCGCAGAAGCCACGCCGACTAAAGGCGACATCGTTATGACCTACACAAATGGGTCAGGAACAGCGACGGTAAACACTGACATCAAGGCTTATGTGTCAAGAGATAACGGCACGACATACACCCAAGCCACTCTCTCATCTGAAGGAACCACTGGCGGTCACACCATTCTCACCGCCCACAACGTCGATATTTCATCGCAACCATCAGGAACATCAATGCGATACAAAATTGAAACGCTGAATCAATCAGCAAGCAAAGAGACACGCATCCAAGCCGTGTCCTTGGGGTGGGCGTAATGGCTTTAACTAAAGTAACAAGCGGGGTACGAACACTAGGCACTGGTGAGGTAACAACTACCAATATCCTTGATGGAACCATTGCCAATGTAGACGTTGATGCTAGTGCAGATATTGCACTGAGCAAACTGGCTACTACAGGAACCGCAAGCGGAAGCACTTTCTTGCGGGGAGATGGGGCGTGGGCGGCGGCAGGGGGTGATAACAGCCCTGCTTATGAGGCGGCGAGACAAACAGACCAATCAATCAGTGATGATGTTATGACCAAAGTGGACGTGAATGTCGAGATTTTTGATACCGATTCCGCTTACGACCCAACGACTAACTATCGCTTTACGGTTCCATCTGGAGAGGGCGGTAAGTATTTTGTCTATGCCAACATCTTTTTTCATTCAAGTCACAGTTCATCAGACATTGTTAACCTTGAGATGAATGTAAAGAAAAATGGATCAACAGCCTTCGTTTCCGAGTTTAAACCAAATAGCAGTTACGGTGGACAGACCATAACGGTGGGTGCGTCAGCCATTTTGATTTTATCCGCCGCTGATTATCTGGAGTTATACGGCCTCTTCAATAATGTGCAAGGAAGTACTTACACTAATATTAAGCAAGCGACTATAGGCGCATACAAGTTGATAGGGATTTAGCATGATTACTTCAAAAGGATTACAGCAACTAGGATTTGCTAAATCTGATTTCTCACTTCAAGACGATGGCGGTGGCGTTTACATCGCGGAGTGGAACTCTGACCAACCACAACCATCTGAAGCAGATATAGAAACCGCTCATAGTTTGTGGGCCACAGAAAATGAGAACGCTATCGCGCAGAAAGTTGCAGACAAATCCTCTGCTAATGCAAAACTAAAGGCGCTTGGTCTTACTGACGCAGAGATTGAGGCGATAACATGAGTTACCTTGGCAACGAACCGCAATTTACGCAGTACCCATCTAAGTTTTTCAACGGCGATGGTTCTGCCATGACGGTATCTCTCGACTACGCTCCGCCCAATGCGGCGGCACTACTGGTCTTCATCGACGGTGTAAGGCAGGATACTTCTGCGTATACGTTGTCAGGCACTTCGATGACGTTCACTGGAACCGTACCCTCTGGCACAAACAACGTACAGGTCGTTCACATGGGCCTAGCGATTGATGTCGGAACGCCGGGAGATGCGACTGTTACTGCGGCAAAATTAGGAACAACTGGAACACCTGACGGCTCAAAGTTCTTGCGAGATGACATGGCTTGGCAGGATGTCCCAGCGGGCGCACCAACAGGCGGAGGTACGGAAAAGATTTTCTTCAATAACGAGAACTCCGTGGATGTGGATTACACCATCCCTGCGGATACGAATTCCGTCAGCGCAGGGCCAATCACAATCGCAAGCGGAATCACCGTCACGGTTGGCGCTACAAGTAACTGGGTGATCGTCTAATGTCAACACTAGAAACTAATTTAGTTCAGCCCTCAACAGGCACAACTCTTACGCTGGGCGCGTCGGGTGACAGCATCTCAATCCCGAGTGGGGCGACGATAGCGAACAGTGGCACTGCCACTGGTTTTGGGACTAACGCTCCCGGCTTTCACGCAAACCGAAGTTCAGGGCAGGGAATGTTAGATAACACTTCAACCCTGATTGCGTTCAATGCTGAAACATACGACTCTAATTCTGCATACGACACTGGCACAGGAAAGTTTACTGTTCCATCTGGAGAGGGCGGGAAGTATTTTGTGTATGTTTCATGCGTCATTAGTTCAAATGCAGGAGGCAATGACATAAACACTGCTGATGTCATTTTAAAGAAAAATGGAAGTTATGCGGCGGCGGCGAGTTGGGACACAAACGGTTACGGTGACAAATTGATGCTTGAAATCAATGTCACACTTGATTTGTCTGCAAGCGATTATCTTGAAGTTTACGTCACTATGGATTCGGCTACTGGTTCTAATTGCACTGTTGGTGGTAATTCTTGGGACACATCATATTTCGGCGCATACAAGTTGATAGGGGTATAGCATGATTACTTCAAAAGGTTTAGAGCAACTTGGGTTTGCTAAATCAGATTATCTTCTGCAAGACGACGGCGATGGCGTTTACATCGCGGAGTGGAACTCAGATCAGGCGCAACCCTCAGTCGATGACATTGAAGCCGCTCACGCGGAATGGGTAACAGCGAGGGATGCGGCAACTGCTCAGAAAGCCGCAGACAAAGCCTCTGCCAACGCAAAACTAAAGGCGCTTGGTCTGACTGACGCAGAGATCGAGGCGATAACATGAGTAGCGAACTAAAAGCCAACAAGATAAGCCCTGCCACAGGGACGGCGCTCCAGATTTCTGATTCGGGTGATACCACCACGATCCCATCTGGTGCAACGCTAGACGTAAACGGAACTCTTGATGTAACAGGCGCAACGGTAACAGG